GTGCCGACCAAACAGCAGCTGCGGATCTGCGACTGGCAGGAAAACGGCCCATCCCGTCAGATCACCGTTGGCTTCCGTGGTGTCGCCAAGTCCACCATCGCGGCCGCCAGGGCCCTGCACCGGCTGCGGATCGACCCGTTCAACGAGAAGGTGCTGATCCCGGGCTCAACGGCCGAGAAGGCCGTGGAGATCACCACCTTCATGGCGCGCTGCATTCGCGACATCGACATCCTGCGGTGCCTGGAACCACGCAATGACGGCCGCAGCAGTGCCCGGGCGTTTGATGTGGGCCCTGCGGTGGTGGATCAGAGCCCGAGTGTCCGCGCTGTGGGAATCCTGTCGCCATCGCTGACCGGTAAGCGCTGCACCATCGCCATCCCGGACGACATCGAGACGCTGAACAACTCGATCACACCGCTGAAACAGGAGCGCTTGGCCGCGGCCGTCACCGAACTCGAGGCCATCCTCAAGCCGGATGAGGGGCAGGAGCTGCCGCGGATGATCCAGTTCCTCGGTACGCCGCACCTTGAGACGTCGCTGTACCTGCGGCTGGTGCGGGAGCGCAACTACTCGATCCGCTACTGGCCAGCCCGCTACCCCGACCCGTCCGATCCGGACCAGTGGGAGTGCTACGAGGGCCACATCGACCCGGTGATGGCCGCTGAGGTGGAGGAGGACCCGTCCCTGGCGGGTCAACCGACTGACCCCGAGCGCTTTGGCCACGACGAGCTGCTGGGCCGTGAGATGCGGATGACCCGAGCAGCGGTGCAGCTGCAGTTCCAGCTGAACTGCCGGCTGTCGACCCTGGATCGCTATCCGATCCGCCTGGGTGATCTGATCGTGATGCCACTGGATGGCAAGGCATTGCCAGAGGTGGTGGCGTGGTCATCGGCCAATGAGTTCCGCATCCAGTCCATTCCGTGCGTTGGCCTGGGCGCTGACCGCTACTACCACTCCCCAGCAGTCGTGCAGGGGTGGCTGCCGCAGGCAGAAACGTGGCGGTGCGTGCTGGCGATCGACCCATCCGGCCGCGGCAGCGACGAGCTGGCCTGGGCGGTGGTGGCAGAGCTCAACGGCAACCTGTTTGTGCTCGACAGCGGTGGCACCACGCGCGGCTACGAGGAGGAGGTGCTGGTGCAGCTGGCCAATACGGCCAAGCGGTGGAAGGTGAATGCCGTCATCCCGGAGCCGAACTACGGCGACGGCATGTTCACCTCCCTGCTGAAGCCCGTGATCCACCGGATTTGGCCCTGCACGGTCGAGGAAGCGGCCCGCAGCGCCGGGCAGAAGGAGCGGCGCATCGTTGACGTGCTTGGCCCCCTCAGCCAGCAGCACCGGCTGATCTTCAACAGCGAGCTGATCCAGAAGGATTGGGCTGGAGCGGAGCGCGACCCTGATACGGGCCACCAGCGCTCGCTGCTGTTCCAGATGAGTCGCATCACCGCCGATCGCGGCTGCCTCACCTTCGATGACCGCATCGACGCGCTGTCGATTGGCTGCAGCTATTTCGTCGAGGCCGCGGCCCAGGACCAGCGCAAGGCGCAGCAGCAGCGTGCGGATGAGATTGAGGACTGGTCCAGACAGGCCTGGATGGACGAGACGGGGGCCAGCGTGGATGCACTGGCCCTGGGGTTCCGCCCGGCGCCTCGCAGCGCCTCCTACGGGGGTGTCAGGCGGCGCTAGGCGGCCGCAACGGCACCACCTTGACCTTCTGCTCCAGTTCGGCGAACGACAGCTTGCCGGCCATCCGCGCCAGGTCCGCCGTCGGCGTATCGGGCATGGCTGCGGCGGTGATCGCGTTCTGTTTCAGCAGCTGCAGCGCCTCACGGCGGGCGTTCTTGTCGCCATTGCGCAGGTCATCCAGGATTCCGTTGGCAACGGTCTCGTGGATCTCCTCCAACACCTCTCGGAGATTGTCCTTGGCCACGGTTACATGGGTGGAGAGCTTTCCATCCCATGATCCAGGACGTTCAGTTTTCTGACGAGCGCTGGCTGCAGTTCTGGGACAACTACAAGGGCCTCGATCACCAGATCAAGGCGATCACAAAGCTCGGAAAGCAGATCCGACAGGCGGATCCATGCTTGTTGGCGGAGGCGGCGGACTGGGTGCAGGACTACAAGGCGCAGCAGCAGGCAGCGCTGGTCCGCAACCCGCTCACCGTGCGCTGGCAGAGCCAGCTGGACAACGCCAGTGGCACCGGTTACCGCGAGTGCTTCTCCAGCAGCTGCGCCATGCTCGCGATGTACTGGGGCAAGGTGGTTGGCGATGACGCCTACAACGCCATCCGTGCCAAATACGGCGACACAACCAACGCTCAGGCCCAGCTTTCGGCGCTCAGGTCCCTTGGCCTGCGGGCCGACTTCCACACTGACGGCATCCCCAGGGCCCTGGAGACCGAGATCGACGCTGGGCGCCCTGTTGCCGTGGGTTGGCTGCACAAGGGTCACGTCAGCAAGCCGATAGGTAGCGGCCACTGGTCTGTGGTGATCGGCTACACCGATGCCACCTGGATTCACAACGACCCCAACGGTGAAGCGCAGCTGGTGGGTGGCGGATATGCGAACAACACCAAGGGCGGCGGGATCGTCTACAGCCGCAAGAATTGGAACCCGCGCTGGATGGTGAACGGCACCGGCGGGTGGTATCTGACCTGTAAGCCATGAAGCGTGAACGCATCCATCTCCCTGGCGGCGCATCCGTCGAAACCGGTCGCGACTGGAACGGGCGCTTCTACATCGCCTGCGCTCGCAACGCCAGCGTGTTCATGCGCTCTGGCGACGAGGTCAAGCGGTTCATGAACCTGCCAGCAGCCCACGAAGCGTCACTGGACAGCTGGCTGGCCTCCCTGCCCGTCAGAGGCGACGAGGACTAAGACGGCGTCTGCCAGGCCTGCGTCAGGTTCAAGGCCGCTTCCCGGCCCAGCCAGGCGGAGATGGCGGCCTGCTGATGCCACAGTTGGTTCAACAGCAGCGCAGCTGCCATCAGCCCCTCGACGTCGTTGTTGTCCAGGCACTCCTGCAGGGTTCGCTTCATCGCCTCCTCGCGAAACTTCAGCTCTGCGGAGACGGTGAAGGGCTGCATGGCCTACCTCTTGGCCAGTGGGCCAATGATGCCCGCCAGGATCTCGACCGCTCGGTAGAGCTTGATCAACAGCCGGCTGTACGTGCTGAGCGCCTCGTTGTCCTTGGGGGTGGGCGTCATGTTCACGATCACCAGCGCCACGCCATGGATGGCGACAGCAAGGGCGACGTAGTCGGCAAGGCGATCCATCAGGGCTTCCTCTCGATCACGCGCAGGCGGTCTTCGTGGTCGCGCAGCATGGTCTGAACGCCCTCGAGGATGACGGTGGTGCGGGACTCAAAGCGCCCCAGGCCATTGGCGATCTTCCACAGCGCCATCACGCCGGAGCCGCCAAGACCTACCAGGGCAATGACTGAGGCGGGATCCAAGGGCGCCAGAGGACTGCACCCCCGTAGCGTACCGAGCCTTGCGGATGGGGCCAGGAGGCCCTCAGGCCCACACCCGCACAGGGTTTGCTGGCGTCACCGCATACTGCTCCCAGCCCTCTGGCAGTGGCCCCTGGTAGTTCAGGTGCCAGCCGTCAAGCACGGTGGGTGGGGTGATGGGATGTTGTTGTGTCATGGGTGATTAGTGGTAATGACTAGTGTGTCTCACTTGTGGGGCTTCAGCCGCCATTCACCGTTCTCGTCCTGCTCGCCCCAGCGGCTGACCAAGGTCAGGTTTTCAGTCCTGCTGGGATCCATGAAGGTCCAGGGCGCGTTGGGGTTACCCTTCATGCTCCAGTAGCACTTCCAATACCCAGGATGCGCGTCACGATCTTCATCGGTGACGTAGAGCAAACCCATCCCTTGGTGCCGCCAGATGTCGCCTGGCTGTAGGCGATCAGTCACGACCAACCTCCAGCGCAGTCATGTCGCCCGTGAGATCAGCAGTTGAACCGTAGTTCCACTGCCACCCGGGGTTCTCGGCAATGAACGCATCAACATGCTTGGTGCC